TCTTGGTTCATTTGGTGGCTGGTGTCGGTCATGGTCTGCGGTCCTCGTTTAAACGAAAAATGGGCCAATAAAAATCAGGCGGACAAGCATCAAGGCGGCAATTGTCGCCAAGATAATTCCCGCAAAGCTGATAAACCATTCGGTGTCGAAATTGTGGCGGCGTTTGCTCATGGTTACAGTTCCTTGTCATGGTCGATAAGTTGCGATGCCGCAAGCGTGACCAACGCGGCGAACATCACAAGGGATTCCGGATTCCGTGCGGCAAAGTCGAACACCATAATGAGCAGGCAAGCGACTGGAATCAGCAGCACGGCAAACACGGTCAGAAAGTCGAGAAAGCGGTTCATGGTCGGCAGTCCTCCGGGTTAGATGGCAAGAATATATATGCAAGTGTCATGCCGCGAACATGTCACGAATTAAATCAAAGGGTTAGAACATGTCACATAGTCGCCAGGGTGACAAGCTGCGTCACAAAGTGACAAAAAATGTCGGTGGGTGACAAAAAATGTCACTGATTCATATTTGGCTTAAGTGAATATTAGGCGGCTAAATTGCTGTTAATCCAGGCAAAAAAAGGACGCATTAATATTCGTGTGATCTTTAGTGTCTAAATCTGTAAACTCTGTACATGCGCGTCATGTGAAGGTTTAGACAATCAAATATTAATTACGCAGTATAAAGCACGAATTACACTTCGTACGTGCGCGTGTATAGGGTTTATACGTTTAGTCGCCCTTGGTAATACAAAGACACACAAATATTAATCCGACGTTGTGGCCTGTTCCTGGTTGCAGCCGGTCGAATCTTTCCGGCCTGCCGTCCTGGTGGCTGCGCGGTCGTCCTGGTGGCGTGGTCATGCCACGAAACGGGCTGAACATGACACGAAAAGAGGCAAAAGGTAATGAAAACAAAGGCTTACGATTTAACATAATAAGCATTATACGAAATTGATGCGCGATCCTGGCGCACCCCGGCACCCCCCCGCAGGATTTCCGGCACCCGTCTACGTGAGGTATCGGGTTTTCACAGATTTCTCATAATTTCTGAAAATCCTTTCGTAACATGCCACGCTACTTGTGCTGTTGACATTTTGGGGTATGATTCGGCTATGAGTGTAGATCAACGCATGGTTTTTTTGAAGGATGTCCGCGAGTTCAGTGTTGAGGCTGCGGAGTTTATTGCTTTGTCGGTAGCGCGAGGTGAGTCGATACGGGACTTGCATGAGAGTTGTGAGGATTTGGTGCCTAGCCCGTTGGTGGTGAATCGTTGGCGGAAGCAGTATCCGGCGTTTGATGCGGTGATGCGTGAGGCGGAGGAGGCGAAGGCGCAGACGTTGGCTGATGAGGTCATCAAGATTGCGGATGATGAGGAGCGGCAGGCCGCGCAGGCTGGAAATGCGATCAAGGCGCGGCAGTGGTTGGCGGGGAAGTTGGCGGAGAAGTGGGGTACGGCTCCGGTGGCGCAGCAGCCAGCGGTGAGTATCACGAACATGGTTTCTTTGACTGATGAGCAGTTGAGGGTTATAGCTGGGAGTGCGATTGATGGTGAATATGCGTTGGTGGGGAAGGACTTGGTGGATTCGGAACCGGATTCGGCTGTGGATGAGGCGGGAGATACGGTTTCGGGAGTTGTGAAGGAATGAGTGTATCTCCTGAACAGTCTGCTGCTGCGCTGGAGTTGCTGCGTCGGAAGCAGATGCGGGAGAGTTTGGTTGCTTTTGCCCAGAACATTGACATTCCAGGTGCGCCGGTCAAGGACAAGCAGAGCGAGGCTGAATTTGATGCTTTGCTGGCGCAGGGTGGCAAGATTGAGAGTGGGATTGCTGCCCATCATTTGCTGTTGATGCAGAAGTTACAGGAGTGCATGGAGACACCGTATGGTCGTTTGATGGTGTTTATGCCTCCTGGTGGTGCGAAATCGACGTATTGTTCGGTGGTTGCGCCTTGTTGGAAGATGGGTAAAGACCCTGGGACGCAGATCATTCTGGCTTCGTATGGTACGGATTTGGCGAAGAAGCATGGTGCGAAGGGGCGGATCATTGTGCAGCAGCCGCAGTATCGGGCGGCGTTTGGCACGACGATTGACAAGGCGACGGGTGCGAAGGAAATGTGGGCTTTGGACAACAAATCCGAATATATGTCGGGTGGTTTGTTGTCTGGGTTGACGGGTAATCGTGCCAATGGGGTGATTTTGGACGATCCGATCAAGGGTCGTAAGGATGCTGAGTCGAAAACCATTCGGGATGCGACGATGGAGGCGTTGGAGGATGATCTTCAGACCCGTTTGGTTCCAGGTGCATGGATGGTGTTGGTACAGACGCGGTGGCATGACGAGGATGTTGCGGGGTCGATCTTGCCGGAAGATTACGATGGTGAATCGGGCAAGATCATGTGCCGGGATGGGTTGGAGTGGGAGGTCATCAACCTTGTTGCGAAGATCGAGACTGAAAAGCAGGCTGCGGATGACCCATTAAATCGGTCGGTGGGTGAATATTTGTGGCCTGAGTGGTTTGATGCGAATCACTGGAAGATATACGAGCCTCGTCCTGGTGATCCCAACAGTCCGTCTGAGCGACGGTGGGCTGCTTTGTTCCAGCAGCGACCGCGACCGGACAATGGAGCGCAGTTTGAGCGTGAGTGGGTGAACTGGTACGACATAGGACATCACCCGAAGTACCTTAACTTCTATACTAGTTCGGACTATTCCGTTTCTGACGGTGAGGGCGACTTCACGGAGCATGGTGTGGGAGGTTTGGACGAGTCGGGCAATTTGTGGCTGGTGGATTGGTGGTACAACCAGACTCCGACTGACGTATCGGTGGATGCTTTGCTGACGTTGGCGAAGCGGTGGGGAGCGGTGCAGGGTTTTGACGAGAAGGGCATGATTGAGAAGGCGATCAAGCCGATTTTCCAGATGCAGCAGCGGTTACGTGGGATTTTCCTGGACATTGAGTATTTGCCGTCGATTGGCAACAAGGTGGCGCGGTTTCAGAGTTTTCGTGGTTTGGCGTCGGCTGGCAAGCTGTATGTGCCGCGTTGTCCGTGGGGTGAGCGGTTGGTCAAGCAGTTGTGTGTTTTTCCCGGTCGGGAGCGGGATGATGCGGTGGATGTGTGTTCCGGCTTTGGTCGTGGTTTGGAGAATATGACCTGGAGCCGTGACAAGGTGCCGTCGAAGCCGAAGAAGGGTTTGGTTTTTGGTTCCTGGGAGTGGTTGACGCACGGTACGGAACATTCGACCAACGAGAGGAAGCCACGGGTGTTTTGATGTTTCACGTGAAACCTTGGATTGGTACTGTATTTACTGGCTTTTTGCATGGTATGATCTGACAAACCACACGGAGCCAGACAGGTGGGCAAACGAGTCAGGGTACAGCTTCACGGAGTCAGTAACAATCGTGGTGTTCTGATTGACTCTGAAGCGACTGACGGTGCAACAGTCGGCAGGAACCTGCGCTGGTCTGACGGGACGCTGGTCCTGGAGACTGAAATCCGTGGCGGCACAACGGTTGTAGACAACACGACCGGATCGTCGGTCCAGCCGACGCTTTGGTCGCTGATTCTCAACAAGCCGACCATCGTTCAGCAGCTTGGCGAACTCGACTATCCCGGCTATCTGTATTTTGATGGCACGGATTTGACCGGCACGGAATTTCCGCTGCACGACATTCGTGTCGAAACCTCCGAAACCCTCACCATACCGTCCAGCAAGCAGTATTTGATCTGGCAGGAGATCATCGTTCAGGGTGATCTTGTGGTGGAGCCTGGGGGTGAACTGGTCATCCTTGATGAAGAACCGTATCTGGACCCCGTGAGTCCGGATTTCACGTATTCGGGCGGTAATCTGAGCCAGATAGACTACACTGGCGGCGAACAAAAGACCTTCACGTACAATGGCAGTGGTCAATTGACACAACTGGATTTTGTGCGGGACGGTTTGACGTACCGTAAGGATTTCTACTACACGGGTGGTGGTGATTTGGACTACATCAATGAGTATTACGTTTAAGGAGAAACGGGCATGGCACTGGTAGACACCGACTGGAGCATTGATCGCGCCACGAAGGTAATTTCTTACGACGGGGACGATCACACGGCTGCAACCCCTTCCTACGCAACGGTTATTGAGTTCCATCGGTGGCTGCGTGATTTGCAGGACGATGCGGAATTTACCGGCGACGATGAACTGGACATTATTGATCCGGATGCGTCGGAGCGGTCAACCGACAACATCATCACCCTGAAGAACGGCTACACGCTCAATGCGGCGGCACCGGAACATCTGTATGACGGCACCATTGTCCAGGGTACGGTCGGTGTGAACCAGATCATTTGGGACGGTATTGTCAACTTCGGCAATCAGGGTGTCATCATTCAGATTCATCAGGATGGTGCCGTTCTTTCGGATGACTGGTGGAACTACTCGATTGGTGGAACCCATACCGGCGCGGCAGATCAGGCTGTACTGACCGACTCGACGAAAACCTGGACTACCAATGAACTGGTCGGTTATACCATCTACAACACCACGGACGGTTCGTTCGGCATCATTACAGCCAATACGACCAACACCGTCACAGCAACGCTGGAAGGTGGCACGGACAACGATTGGGATGCTTCGGACGCTTACAAGATTGCCAAGGGTTTGAACTCCAGCGCATCGGGCGGTATCTCGCACCGCTTTATGATTAAGGTGCATGACTTTGTGGGTTCGGGCGGCGACATTGACAACCGCAAGCTGATCGGCACGACCCGTCGCTGGTACAAGACCTACGCGGAGTTCATCATTCCGGCGACCTCTCGCGGCAACAACGTATTCGCCTTGTCGGACTCCAACGACCTCAACAACACCACCGCTTATGCCACGGTAGGTGGTTGGGCAACGATTACGAACACGACTGAGGGTTACGTCCTGTTGGATGTCAACAATGACACCACCAACGAAGCCTACTACTCCGAATGGAACCGTGCGACGTTCACGATCAACCAGTTCTACGAGCGCATGAAGTACCTGACCACCGATGGTACGGCATCGACCCTGTATGGTCTGAACGGTGAACTGTTCCGTGGCATTACGCACGAACTGGATGTGGATGGCGGCACCGGCACCTGGGGAACTCCGGAACACGAAGAAATCACCTGGGGTTCTGGTGCTACGGCTGGTTCGGCCCGACTGTTGGCGGTAGACAACAAGACCGGCACATCGACCACAAAGATTTGGTTCCAATTGCTGACGGGCGTTGTTCCTGGCGACAACGTAACAATCACCGGCACGACTTCCAGTGCTACGGCTTTGTCCGACTTGACCACGGGTTCGCTCACGGAGCGCCCGATCAGCAAACCTTTTGTTGGTCAGTCAACGGGTTCTGCCCTGATTGGCTCTTACGGCTTGTCGCTGGAAACGGCTGATCTGAGCGTGAATGACACGGTGTTCGATTTGACCAACACCGCATACAATCCGCCCAACAATGTCACCTTCACGGTGTCGGGTACGGTGTCTGGTGAAGATTACGTGCTGGTCACAAACGACAATTCCGGCATTGACTTCACGCAGATGGCAACCGACACCACCCTGAGTGGTGCCGCCGAAACCTCCGTGTCGATCAATCCGGCTCCAGGTATCCCGGCTGACACCCCGGCTTCGGCTGGTACAGTTGGCGGTATCCGGATCGAACGGGATAATGGGCTGTACTCGCTGCACCGCTATACGGCACGGGATTTGGCGACGGACACGTTTACCATTCCGTCGCACAATTTCAGCACCAATCCGGCAACTTCGCCAGCCAATGTGTTCGTGACCTACATCGACGTACTGGCAAGCGGCACCAGTGTCAGTTTCCAGACCATCTTTGATGCGACGCGAACCTTGTTTATTCGGGCAATCGACGGTGGCACGGCT